AAATTCTGAGGCCGTGACGGGTACAACGGTCACTGTCACAGCACCGTCGTCTACGCCATTCTGAACCAAAGTGCCCACTGGAGTACCCGTAGGAGCCGCGACACTTTGATTTTGGTCTGTGGTGACAAATTGTAGTACTACAGTGTCACCGGGTTTTACGCTGCTCATTTCCTATTCCTTTGGTCAAGACATAGATACAGCTTCTCTCTTATCATAGAAAGAAGCTGTATTCTATTGTTATTTAGGGGAACTGGAAACCCTGAAAGGGATTTATCCAACTTCTGCGGTGGCTTCCGCCGGGGCTTCAGCTTCTTCGGTCGCTTCAGTTTCCGTTGTGGCTTCAGCTTCCGCATCTAATTCCTCTTCTACTGCATCGGCAGCCACCTGTGCAGCGGCCTCATCAGCGAGTTCCTTGAACTCAGTGAACAACCATCCAAGGATGTTCAACTCACGAACCGAGAGCGAAAGAGCTTCGAACCCGGGAGTTTCTACCGAAACTAGCTCCCAACCGATGTCCACCGTCTCTTTGAGAAGGTCTTGGAAATCGGTCATGAAATCCTCACGCTTGTCCTCAGACACTTTGAAAGCGCCTTCCTGACCCTCAACAGCCGCACCGTACTTCTTAACAAGCTCATCGCGGAGCTTCTCAAGCGATTGGTATTCGGTGTTCAACTCCCGAATCAGACGGGTGAACCTGAATGCCAAGCGAATAGGCAACTGCTGATCGACGATTCGATTCAGAAGGTTGAAGCTGGCGTAAATTTGTCCTAGTGATACTTCCATCATGGTCTCCTAATAATATGAAATTCAACTCACTTCTATTTATGCGTCGGGGTAATGTCGCTCGATCGCATCTCTTTGTGCTTGGATTGCGTTGCAACCACTAATATCTAGGTCCTCGCCTTCGACGATATGACGCCAAAGCGCCTCAATCATGGTAGAATTTGAGGGATTGTGTAATCGTCTTTTCGAAGCGGGGTCTAGGTCATCGAAAATCGCTTGCTTGGCAGCAGCTTTCGCATCGGAATCCGCTTGTCGATCGTCAGCTCTAGCAGCTTGGAAATCGCTGAGACGATTGATGTATATATCACCCTGAGTCCAAGGGTTCTCAGCAGAGAACGATGCAGAACCATCAGTTTCCCAGTGACCCACACCTTGTTTGTAGTGTTGTCCAATTCGACCCGTAGGAAGAGAGTACCCCGGCTCGACAGACAGGAAGACTTCTATCTCAAATCTCTCACTGTTGATGAGTATGTACCCATCGGGGTGATGCACAAAGGTTCCCATTGCTATCTCGATTTATAATTCTGCATCGGCAGTCCAGGGAGCAAATCCCCCAGCCGCAGGTCCAGTTATGATTGATACATCTTGACTCACATTCGACGCGAATCTCAAGGAAAAACCATCTATTCTATTTGTGGGAATGGCGAAACCTGGACGAATACCGCTGCTCGTCGGAGGATCTTCATTCAGACTAATGGTAACTGCCGCTGTGGCTCGTTTCGTCACTTTGTAGTTGAACCAATTTTCGTGTGTGGGGGGAGAGACGCCCACCTCCCCTCCACCTGTTGCGAAGGTAGATTCAACTTTGTGACCTATTTCATAATAACGCTGACACAACTGCAACTCGTAACCCACATCTCTAATTTCAAAATCAGGATCGTTGACTCGATCTTCTTCAAACTGTATGTTTGCCAAAGATACTATACCGGTGTATTGAAATCCTGGGACACCAGCCGGGTTTGATGCTCCTGCTTGGGTCATAAAATGTACGTTGAGAGAATTGCCAGCGGCAACTGGACCCACCACAAGAGGCACATCTACCCGAATCACATAAAATTGCCACACGGTGGACAACACAATCGGTATGTTGCCAAAGAAGGGACTGCTAGGTGTAGCTGTGTTCTGTCGAAAGTTAATTACGATAGTGCCTGGTATACTTCCCTTCGCCCAGAACGAAAGAGTTGCTTCCTCCCCACTTAGAGTTTCAACATTTTCAATTCTCTGTGAAAGAAGGGTACGCTCGGTGCCGGGTGGTGCTCCTGTTATTTCGGAAGCAAAGTCCAAATAATATGTAGGATTATCGGGTACGTCGGTTTGACCGGGATCAAAGAGCCTTCTTTCTACCGTCCATGATAGAGATCCACCAATGAAATCTGAGGCACCAATGCGCCAACGATCAGCATGATAACCAACAACCGTGTCAGCGAAACTAGTTCCCCTCTGCCAATGAGTAAACTGACCATTGATGATTTTGTTTCGAAGCCCACCGACACCTGCATCCACAGGGGCAACGAAAGACTTCAATAGTGCTGCACTGTTAGCCATTAGGCATACTCCGCGTCCGCTTCCCAGGGTTTCGTTGTTGTATGAGATACGTCTGTTGGATCAATTGAAACAAAATTGGTGTTGGCATTCGGATCGACTGTAGTAAGTCTAATACGAAAACCATCATCCCTCACGCTGAGTATTACAGTAGAACCAACCGTGACGTTGCTTTGAGTCGGCGGTTCTTCACGCGAAAAATATGTGATCGTTGGAATGATTCTTTTCGTCACCTTGAAATTCTGCCATATGCTGTGCGTGCCACCTTCTACAAAAGATGCTTCGCTCTTATCGTTGATCTCATAGTATCTTTGGCAGAGAGTTAGCTCTAGACCTACATCTCGTCCGACAAATTCCAGATCGTCGATATCACCGATCGACAGTTGTACCTGAGCGAGAGAAACTACGCCCGTATATTGTATCTGTTGATTGTCAGGATCATGTGATGTGTCTCTGGTGTCAGTTGCGAAGTTCAAGCCCGATACAGTTGTTTCGATGGGACCAAGAGTCTTGCCTGTTGAGGTTACGGGCACGTCTAACTTCACGACGTATTTCGTCCAAGTGTTTGGTGTTGTGATCTGCACGAACGCGGTTGGCTCGTTGATGGGGTCAGCAGATCGAGGGCTACCACCTGTTCCAAATCCCCGCGAAAGCACTACAGAAATCGTACCAGTAATAGTACCCTTCATCCAGAACGAAACTGTAATTGTTTCACCTTCAAACAGCAGAACGTTTTCAATCAAATTAGTCAAAGATGACGAAGTACCCGAAGGTAAATGCGGGGTGAGAAAGGCCTGAAAATCAACATAGAATTCGGGGTTGCCCGGCACTTCTGTCTGCCCCGGTGTGAAAGTCATTTGAGTGGCGCTCACAGTTGGAACACCAGCACCAGAGGCAAGAACGCGCCACCTGTCGGCCGTCACTACACCGTTGATAATGAACACAGTACCACGCTGCCAAATATCGAACCCACCGTTCATGACGAAGTTACTCAACCCACCTTGGATCACTTCGGGGGTCGAAACCAATGTTTGAAATTGTGCTGCACTATTATTCATTATAGTTCCGCGTCTGCGGTCCATGGGGCGCGATTCTGAAATCCACTAATGACCTCAACTGACCGTACACTAACATCGCGGGGGCCTGCCAGCGTGTCGAAGTCAAAACGAAAACCATTAGTTTCGATCTGACCAACAAAGTGTGTCGCTGGTAATAGATGGCTGGAGGTCGGAGGATCTTCGGCTGGGTTGAAAACGACTGTAGGTAGAACCCGTTTCTCAACTTTGAAATTTATCCACATATGATCTATCTGTGGATTCGCAATCGAAACTCCATGCATTGATTCATCTCGATGACCGATTTCATAGAATCGTTGACATAGACGTAGCTCTAACGATATCGGACGATCTTCAAACTCAGGGTCAGTAATATCAAATTCTTCGATTTGAACGTTCGCTAAATCAAGCAAACCGGTGTAAGAAATTGGTGTCGGGTATCCTTGATTAGTTGCAAGTGCTGGCTCCACCAGATTATGAAATCTGAGATAGAGTCCATCGTTGTTTGAGGCGCCTATTACAAATCCAGATATAGAAGGGATATCTAGGGTCACTCTGTGGAACGTCCAAGTTCCAGCCGTCACTATAAAGTTTGTCGGTAGTAGAGCAATAGAAACGGGGGCTGGGAAAGCAGTACCACCACCACCAGGCCATTGCAATAAAGACATCGCAATCGTGCCACTGATATCCCCTCGCATCCAGAAGGAGAGAGTCGCTGTCTTTCCGCTCAACGTCCGAACTGATTCAATACGTTGTACTAGATTGCTCCCAGCATTGCCACTCGAACCAGCAATACCAGTCATCTCCCACCGCATGAAATAGGTAGGGTTATCTGGTACATCTGGCTGACCCGGCGCGAACGTCTGCCGAGTCATACCCGAACCATTCATTATGCCCCCGTCTGTGGCTGCTTGCCATTGCCAATGGTCAGCAGCAAAACCAACCAACCCAAGAATTGGAAAAGCAGGGGCCGGGAACGAGATTGTTCTCTGCCAAATATCAAACTGCCCGTTGATGATCTTGTTTCGCAATGAACCAGGAACAACGACAGGATCTACTTCAATCGGTTGTGATTGTATCGCACTGTTTGCCATTATACTTTACGGAACGATGGGCCAGGAGAACGTATAGTCACGCACTTCGTTGATGGTGGTGAGAGCGTTGATATCATCCTCGACTGTGTTACTGGTGTCTCGCACCGACTCGCGGTATTGCTCGATGTTCACAGGAACCGCGGCGCCGCCAGCGGCCGCACGAATATCGTACCAGTCGGTTGGGTGAAGTAACGCCCAGGCTTTTGTCTTGGTT